CGCAGAGAAGACTTCAACAACTTTGAACATGTGTTTACCGGACACTTTCACAAACGACAAACCAAAAAGAACATCACTTACGTTGGCAACTGCTTTCCGCACAACTATGCTGATGCCGGGGATGATGAACGTGGCTTAACTATTATCGAATGGGGGCAGGAACCTGTGCACCATGCTTGGCCAGATCAACCTAGATATCGTGTGCTAGGGCTTGCTAATGTTATCGATAATGCTCCTAACTTGCTTGCACCCGGCATGCATGTGCGTGTGCAGTTGGACATTGAAATATCATACGAAGAAGCCAACTTTATCAAAGAGACTTATATCAAAGACTATCAATTGAGAGAAATGGCATTGATTCCCAACAAGAATAGCTCGGTAGATACTGATATGGCACCCGGAGAAGTCAAATTTGAATCAGTTGATCAAATTGTTACAGACCAGATTACCAATATTGAATCAGAGTTTTACGATCCAAAACTATTATTAAAAATCTATCAAAATTTATGACTTGCTATCACAAATTCAACACGTATGGTAAATTAAAAACAGTTATGTTAGGAAGTTTTTATCCTTCTGATTATTTTACATTTATTGATGATGTAAAAGTTAGACTACCGCTAATGAAAATTGCTCAAGAGGTTAATCAAGATCTTGATTATTTTGAAAAAGTGCTTATAGAAAATAATGTGAAAGTTCTGCGTCCAGGATTACCAACTTTTGAACAATTTTATGAATATTTTGTTGCAAATCAACAATTTTTGCCTCCGCCACTACAGCCTAGAAACAATCATGCTGTGATAGGTACTCAATGTTATCAATTTGACGATTATCCCATTGGTTCCACCCAGCTTATTTCGCAAACTTTGTTAATGTATAATAGTGACATTGTAGATCTATCTGATCAAAATCGTAAATTTTATTTGCAAAGTATTGATCAAGTTGCTGACCAATGTTATAATAGTTTAACTGATACTTGGTATCGCAGACAAAAATATAACGAATTAGCAGGTCCAGATTGGCCTAAATTTGAAGATTACGTACAAGGGTCTCGATCTACGTACGATGCTATAAAAACAGAAATGACGCAATTTGAATCAGACTTTGTTTACAATAACAGAGACCTTGGGTCATTGTGCGCCCCAAACATTATACCTGTTGATCAATCAATAGTCGTAGACAGCAACGAATATTGCAATTATGCCGAATGGCTTTTGACTCAAATGAAAATTACTTTGCCGATAATTTCAATTAATACTACAGCAGGTCACACCGATGGATGTTTTGCTATACTAGGTAATAATATTATATTAGGTATTAATCCGTTGATTGATTACAAGAAATATTTTCCTGATTATCAAATTATTTCAGTACCTGCTGTAAATTATCAAGATTATCTACATCATTGGTCAACAAAAATGTCAAATAAAATACAGGGCGCCTGGTGGGTACCGGGTGAAGAAACCAATCAATCTTTTACAGAATTTGTAGATCAATACTTGTCTGAATTTACTGGATTTAGTGCCGAGTCGGTGTTTGATGTTAACGTTCTAGCGTTGGATCAAAATACAATATTTGTAAACAACAATCAAACTTCAGTCACTGACCAATTAAATCGTGCCGGAATAAAAACTATAGAAATACCCTGGAGGCATAGATTTTTCGTCGATGGCGGTCTTCACTGTATTACTTTAGATTTAGATCGAGAATAACTATGATCCAGGTAAAAAATCTAACTGTAAAAAACTTTATGAGTGTGGGTGCCGCAACGCAGGCAATTGATTTTGACCGCAACGACTTAACCTTAGTACTAGGTGAAAACTTAGATCTAGGGGGTGATGGTTCGCGCAATGGCACAGGCAAGACTACAATTATCAATGCGCTAAGTTATGCATTATACGGGCAGGCGTTAAGCAACATCCGCAAAGATAACCTAGTAAACAAAACCAATGGCAAAAACATGTTGGTTAGCCTAGACTTTATTGTCAACGGGCAAGAATACCGAATTGAACGTGGTCGTAAACCCAACGTGTTGCGTTTTTATATTAACAACGAGCACAAGGCAGCTGAGGACGAAGCACAAGGCGACAGCCGAGAAACACAGGATGCTATCGAACGTGTGATGAACATGAGTCACGACATGTTTAAACATGTGTTGGCCCTAAACACTTACACAGAACCATTTCTAAGTTTAAAAGCCAATGACCAGCGCAATATAATTGAACAGTTATTGGGCATTACCTTGCTGAGTGAACGTGCCGAACGCATTAAAGAACTCAGTAGGGAAACTAAAGATGCTATTCAATCAGAAGAATTTCGTATACGTGCTGTGCAAGAAGCCAACAAACGCATCGAAGAGCAGATTGAAAGCCTGCGCAAACGTCAACGACTTTGGATTGCCAAACGTGACGAAGACGTAGTCAAACTCACACAAGCTGTGGCCGATCTTGAACACATTGACATTGATGCCGAAATACAATCACATAGAGATCTTGAAGCATACTATATTAAACAAAAAGCCATCAACGACGCCGCCAAATGGATTCGTAGTATTGAAGCAGACAATGTCAAACAACAAAAACTGTTGGATAAACTCAAGCAAGAAATTGCATTGCTAGAAGATCACAAGTGTCACAGTTGTGGGCAGGACATACATGACAACAAACAAGACGAACTCCGAACCGCCAAACAAGCACAAATACAAGAGCATGCTCTTCAATTATTGACCAACGATACTCAATGGCAAGAGCATACTGATACACTGAACACACTGGGCGAGTTAGGCACAGCACCCACGGTGTTTTATGATACTCTTGAACATGCATTGAATCATCGTAATTCGGTAGAGACCTTGCGTAAAGATTTAACCACAAGATCTGCAGATATAGATCCGTATGCAGAGCAAATTGCAGACATGCAAGGACAAGCATTACAAAGTGTTGCATACGATACGTTGAACGAGCTTACTCGTTTACAGGATCACCAAGAATTTTTACTTAAATTGTTAACTTCTAAAGATAGTTTTGTGCGCAAGAAGATTATTGACCAAAACTTGAGTTACTTAAACGCACGACTCACACACTACTTGGATCGTATTGGATTACCACATACTGTGAAGTTCATGAATGACTTGACTGTTAGCATTGAAGAATTGGGCCGTGAACTAGATTTTGATAATTTGTCACGAGGTGAACGCAACAGATTGATACTATCAATGAGTTGGGCATTCCGTGATGTATGGGAAAGTTTATACAGCCCAATTAACCTGTTGTTTATCGACGAGTTGATTGATAACGGATTAGACACACAAGGTGTAGAGAACGCATTAGCCTTGTTAAAGAAGATGAGCCGAGAACGTCAGAAATCTATTTGGCTAGTAAGTCACAGAGATGAACTTGCTGGTCGTGTAGAGAACATACTCAAAGTTGTAAAAGAAAACGGTTTTACTAGTTACAATACGGATGTTGATCTTGCGTGATATTAAAGTGTTACACTTAGAGCCCACAGATGTGTGCCAGGCGGCATGTGCTTTGTGTGCTAGAGAAACTGATAAAAATTTTAAAAAAAATTGTCAAAATAATCTTTCAATGAATCAAATTCTAAAATTATTTGACAAAGACAAAATTAAACAACTAGACAAAATGTTCATGTGCGGCAATTATGGTGATCCCGCAGCCGGCAAATACACTTTAGATATCTTTCAAGAATTTAGAAAAATTAACCCTGGCATTGTATTAGGTATGAATACAAACGGCGCTATACAAACTACATTCTGGTGGTATGAGTTAGCAAAGTTATTGAATCGGCCGCAGGATTATGTAGTTTTTTCAATCGATGGATTAGAGTATACCAATGCTACCTATCGTCGAAATGTAAATTGGGCCAAACTTATGAGTAATGCTCGAGCATTTATTGATGCAGGCGGGTCAGCACATTGGGATATGTTAGTTTATCGACACAATCAACACGAAGTAGATGAGTGTGAACAGATGGCTAGAAATTTAGGGTTCACATGGTTCAGAGCCAAAGTTTCAAGTCGACCGTTTACCGAAACGTTGCAATTTCCGTTAGGGTGGCAACCAATTACAACACAAACAACTTCTATTATGTGTCATGCACTCAAAGAACAAAGTGTTTATATAGATTCTCGTGGTAATTTGGGCCCTTGTTGTTGGTTAGGGGCAAGACGACAAGATTTTATAACAGATGTTGATGCTATACCCACAAACGATCCGGTATGTGTATCGTCATGCGGACAAACCACAAATGGCACAGTATTCAACCAGCAGTGGCAACGTGAAATACAATTTGACTGTCGCACGGAAATTACATGACCAACAATATTGATATTACAACTCCGTTGACATTTAAGTTGACTTTTGATCCAAAATTTAGTTTGGATTGGCCTGCTGTGCGTGTTTATGTTAATGATCAACTGGTAGCAGATCAAGAGATTAATCAAATTAATACTTGTACGTTTGATGCTACTTTATCACAATTGCAAAATAAGATTCGAGTTCATTATTATAACAAATCACAAAATCACACAGTAACAAGTATTAATGGCAAGATTGAATCTGATCAATATTTAGAAGTAACCAAAGTACATGTAAACAACATACTATTAGGCGCATGGGTATTGACCGAAGGATATTATTGTCCCGATTACTTTGACGGTTTTATAAAACAACAACCTGATGCGCCTGCAAAACTACAAAGCCAATTAATTTGGCATTTTCCGGGCAACTTTTATTTTCCCGATCTGCCAGACAATAAAATGTTTTGGTGGTGGTATAGAGATCAACGTAGATACATACACGTACAAGCGCACAACGGAAAAGATGATTACCGAGACGAAACCTATATCGGTAGTTTAGAAAGTCACCAAGACTTGATAGACGAAATAAAGCAATTAATCAATGTATAATAACGTAGCATTTATAGTATGCCCTAGTCAAGAATTAGAAAGACCGCCAGCGGCCGCGGCAGCTCTTGCTGGAGTTATGAGAAACAACAATGTTAATTACAAAATTTATGATTTAAACTTGTCTGTATATCATGCATTAAACAAGCAAGACTGGTTACAGTGCGAGCGTAAATGGAGAGTAGATCAAAAACTTGATTTGCCAGATTCTTTCGAAGTATGGTTTTCAAAAACAATCAATGACATTGTAACAGGACAACATGATCTTATTGCGTTAAGTGTGTTTACTAAATTTAGCACAAGATTTGCCGAACTGTTAATCAAAAGATTAAGACCATTAGTTTCAATACCTATAATTTCAGGTGGGCAAGGACTAACTACTCCGTACAACGATAAAACATTTGGTCATATGCTTTATGATGAAAAATTAATTGATTATGTGACCACCGGCGATGGAGAAGTTGTGTTTGATAGCTTTCTTAAAGGTATAAAAAAATGCCCTGGACTAAATTGGGAACCCACTGAACAAATTTTAGATTTAAATTCTATCCCGTATCCAGTATTTGATCAGATTGATCCACAAAAATATATCTACCATTGTGACGCAGGAATTTATGTTACTGCTAGTCGTGGATGTGTACGTAAATGCAAGTTTTGTGATGTTCCAAGTCGGTGGCCTAAATATCGTTATCGTTGCGGAAGAGATGTTGCTAAAGAAATTTACACGCAATTTAAAAATCATAGAGTACAAGTTGTTCAATTTACAGATTCGGTAATCAACGGAGTGTTGCTAGAATTTGAAAATTTGTTAGACGAATTAATAAAGTATAAACAACAAGATACCACCTTTAAGCCAAGTTGGCTAAGTCAATTTAACATACGCAAACAGCAAGACATGCCCGAAAGATTTTATGACAAAATGTCGCGATCCGGAGCAGGTGTATTGGTTTGCGGAGTAGAACATGCAAGCTGGCGCATACGAGAAGCAATGGGTAAAGAATTTAACAACGAAGACTTAGATCATCATATTCGCATGTGTGCCAAATATGGTATAGCCAATGTGTTTTTAATGTTCATCGGTTACCCTACAGAGACTGCATTAGATCATCAAGAAATGTTAAGATTCTTAGAAAAATATCAAGTCTATATGTTGGCCGGAACCATCATGGTCGTACGATGGGGCTATACTGGTAGTTTAGACCACGGCAGTAGATTAGAATTACAACAAGATAAAATGTCTATTGTTCCTGAATGGCCCGATCTAAAAATCATGACTGTGGATGATCAAGTGCAGGATTGGATCTACGGACGCAATTGGATAAATTTAAACAACCCTAGTCTAACATTTAAAGAACGCATTAGGCGAAGATTAGAAGTTCAAGAATACAGCAACAAATTAGGTTATCCTATTACGCGATCACGAGAGGAGTTAGAAATATTAAAAATAATTTGCAAGGCTTATTATCAGAACAAAACACCAAGTGAAAAAATACAAGAATTAAGTGATCATTGATGAAAATATTAATAACTGGAACTACAGGATTGTCACAAGAACTGGCAAATGTTCACGTTGCAGACACAGTTGCTTGCGTGTCAAAATCAACTGGTCATGACATACTTAATATTGACCAATGGGGATTTAATTTTCTTGATTGCGATCTTGTGTACAATTGCGCCTATGACGGAATTGGTCAACAGTTAGTGTTAGATTACTTTTTTAATCATTGGCAACACGATCAAACAAAATGTATTGTAAGTATCGGTAGTAAAGTAATTTCGCAGCCAAGATTAGAGCATGCCATCGATCATCAATATTGGCCTTATCGCACTCATAAACAATATTTGCAACTCATGCACGATCAAATGTGGCCTACTGCTCTTTGCAATTTAAAAATTATTAATCCGGGTGCGTTTGACAGCAACATGATTTTACATTTAAATGTGCCTAAAATAAAAATACAAGTATTAGCCAAGCAAATACAAAATTTTGCTTGTGATCCTACTGTTAAAAGGGTCGATCTATGGCTGTAAATTGGCAATTTTATCATTGGCATTTAGAACCCAGTGCAGTATGTACCTTGAAGTGTCCTCGCTGTCCTCGCAACGAGCATCCCGATACTCCATGGCTTAACAAGAATATGACGTTAAATTTTGTAAAAAAGTTTTTTACTGAAGACATGTTACGCAATCAAGTAAAACGTGTTACCATGTGTGGAGATGTAGGGGATCCTATCTACTGCCGTGAGTATATTGAAATCTGCAGATATATTAAAACTGTTAATCCACAAATACATATCTTTACTATCACTAACGGTAGTCACAAAAAATCTGAGTGGTGGGCTGAATTTGGATCTGTATTAAACGAGTATGACACAGTTAATTTTAGCATTGACGGGTACGATAACGCCAGTAACAATCTATACCGGATCAACAGTAACTGGGATAGCATTATTAATGGTATCAAAACTCTTAGAAAAGTTAACAAACATGTTTTTATTAATTGGGCTATTATTGCATTTTTGTTTAATCAAGATTACTTAGACAATATTTCCATTCAAGCAAGAGATCTAGGCATGGATATGTTACAATTAACACGTAGCACAAAATTTGGTAGCAAGTACGGAGGTTACGGAGGCATCAATGATCCGTTGGAACCTAGATCAGAATTTATAAGTTCTAGCCATCGATATGAACGAACAACTACAAATCTCAGTAGTAGAATACAAAATACACATGATTACTTAGAGCTTAACAAACAAAAGTATATTAGCATACAACAAGAATATAAAAACCAACCAGTTACGCCTTTGTGCGAGATTGGTAATAGAGGCATCTATGTCAACGCCGAAGGTGTATTGTTTCCGTGCAGTTGGACTAGTTTTCCGTATACTAGTCTAACGCATGCTAATAAAACTATCAGGTGGGAAGACAGCTTTTTTGCAAAGCACAGGCAACAAATGAATTTACATCATAGAACTTTTAATGAAATTATTTCAGATCCGCTCTGGAATAAATGTAGTCAAGGGTTCAAAGATTCGTCTAAAACATGGGTAGAATGTAGTCAAAAGTGTTCTACTTTGGTTGTAGATGAAAATTACGCAGTCGGATGGGAAACAAACTAAATATAACGCAAGGATAAATCGCACAAACAACACATGACATGGCTATATCAAAACACCCCAGTTGAGACATTGCCCGAGGATTGTATTGGATTTGTTTACTTGATCGTTAATAATCAATCTGGACGCAAGTACATAGGCAAAAAATTAGCTAAGTTTAGCAAGACAACATACAAGACAGTAAAACAGAAGAACGGCATCAAGAAGCGGAAGAAGATACGATCAAAAATCGACAGCGATTGGAGAGAGTATTGGTCTAGTTCAGATGAACTTAAAAAAGACATTGTGTCTCTCGGACAGGACAATTTTACAAGAGAAATATTATTTTATTGTAAAAGTAAATCAGAATGTACCTATATA